TCTTCTCCACACTGATTCCATTCTTCGGCTGGGATAGCAGCTGAGATCGTGGCGACCCAGCGACATAAGACTTCCGTCTTTACGACATCTGGCGGATCGTTAAGAACGGCCCGAATGTTATCGATGTGGATAGTGTGGCCGAGTGCTGGGTTAGCCATCGCCGCGCCTTTCCAGAACGCGGGCGAATCGTCGATCTTCTCGTAGTTCGATGACCATTCATAGTAAGCGATGTCGTCGCCTTTAGCTGCGGACATTCCACGCTCGCGCAGCTGATTAAGAACGATGGAATGCTGATCTCCCGCATTCGATAGCGTCCAGAGCTGCGGCGATTTAGCGGCCATCATCGTGTAACGAAGCGAAGCCCATGTCGATTCGTCTTTAAGCTCTCGGGTCTCATCTACGAAGACAGTCTCGGGCTTGGAGATACCGCGAGCAGCTGAGCCGCCAGCTTTAACCATGTACCGACCGCCGCCGAACTCGGATTTAAGTTCGATCTCTTCTGATCCATGCGCCCAGCGGATTCGCTTTACTTGTCTGGCTAGATGTTCGTTCTCTTCGATGATGTTAACAAGATCTCGAAAGGTCTCCAGCGATGTAGTAAGTCGATGAGCTGTTCCGATCTGGAGTCCGTCTTGCCATAAGAATAAACCCGCCAGAGCGCGGATCTTCATAAGCGTAGTCTTACCATTCTGGCGCGCTACGACGACAGTAACCAGCGGGTGCGCCCAGCGACCATCGGGCTTATAGCGATGAGCTTCCATGGCGACCCATCGCTGCCAAGGCAGAAGCGGAAGCTTAATGGAATCGGCAAAATCGATCAATTCTTGCCCGCGAGACGGTAATTCTAAGAGTTTAGAGTGGATTCTGGGAGTCGGAGAGCCTAAATAGAGTCCTGTAGTTCTCTCGGTAGCCGATGTGAGCCGATCTGAGACCATTTGAGCCGTCTCTGTACCTTTCGAGTCCTCTGCGTGGCTATTCATGCTTTATCGAGTCGTTTGGTGGTGAAAGAAGACCGCGGGAGAGAGTGGCGGTGGAACTCCCATCTAAAAAAAGCCCAGCCTTCTTAGTTTTAATCATGTCCATTTCCTCTGGAAGTCTATCTTGGCGTGAGAAGTTACATCGCTTACACGCAGCTACTAGGTTATCTGGATCATCGCTTCCGCCTCTTGCTACTGGGATCACATGGTCGCACGTATTGGCTTCCATTCCACACCAGAAGCAGATCCAGCCGTCGCGGTTGAGGATACGTAGTCGAAGCTTCTTCCACTGTGTCGAGTTGCTCTTACGCTGTGAGTGTAGAGTCATTAGTAATAGTTCCGTTCTTGATGGAATGCCCACGCTTTACAGTTACTACCATAACGATTCGTAATGTATTTAAGAGTAGCGTCTATCTGGCGATAAGGGTCTAGATCTCTGTAATGCTTCGATCTCATCTGGCCTAGTCCGTAATGGCTGCCGTTCTTCGCTAAGTAGTTCCATCGAGATTCTTTAGTAATGATTCTGTTAAAGCACTGGAACTCCTGATAGTTAATGATTCGACTATGAGAGTAGAGCTTTAGATGATCTATGGAATAGTTCTTAGCTGTTGCTTCTGGAATGCTTACTGTTAATAGCAGAGCCGTAAAGGCATAGAGCTTGGCCGATAGCTGTATTCGCCTTAGCGAGCTATCCGCTACAGCGGCTCGCTTTAAGCGATAACAGCGTACCAAGGCCGTCAAGTTTAACAGTGTAACGAGCGTGTTCTTGGGCGTTGCGCACACCCTGTGTATAACTTCTGTGGATAACTTCATGGCTTACCGCCCCACCCTTTACCCTTAAACACGATCCCACCAAGCGAGTAAATGCGCTTCATCGGTACAGTGCAATTCGGACAATAAGGATCTCTGGCCAGTGTGTCCTCGATGGGACGCTGGACTTCTAGCTCTTTACTGCACACTTCGCAGCGATAATCATAGATTGCCATTAGCTTCTCCAATTAGTGCCACCGTCATAGTCGAGCAGACGCAGCACTGGATCGTCTTTACATTCTCTGGAAGATTATCTGTAATTACACGAATAAGCTGCTCGGTCTCCTTCTTGCACATTCGGCACTTATAGCGCAGCTTGTCCATAATTACTCCCTTTAAGATTCTCGATCGGCTGTAGATTCTGTTGCGTCACCCACCAAGTCGGCTGCTTCGCGTGTTTGTATCGTGGACGCTTGGCCATGGCTACAGGTATCCAGCCCGCTAACCTGTAATTCGGGCTAGTGCCTACGACTAGAACAGCGACGTCACTCTGTCGATCGCCTTCGTAAATTATAAGCTGACCAGATTCGTAGCGTGTCCACTTTACTTCGATAAAGCTTCCGACATCTGCCGTCTTCTTGAATTGTGAAGCCCGGGGATCGAAGTCGATAAAGCCTAAGTAACGCGCTACCAAGATCTCGGCCACGATTGATTCGGCCACTTGCGCGACGTAATCATGGAAGCCGAGTTCTCTGTCGTAGCGACTGTGATCGTCTGCGTGACCTTGGATCTGGGCGATTCGTTCTAAAGCTACTGTATGAGCTAAGACCTTATCTTCGATCGTCGGTTTAATCTTCATCTACAGTCACCGCAGAGCCAAGTTAACTTCTCTCCGCCTTGGCCCTTGGTATAACCGAAAGCGTCCAGTTTCTTTAATCTGGAGCAGCTGTCGCACTGTTCGATTTTGTATTCTGCAATTACTTCGCCATTCTGTAGAAGCTTGGCTGTCATAGATTGCGGATAAATAATCTCGATTAGATCGCTCATCTTTAGACCTGTGGCTTCCACTTGCCATCGCTGGCTAGGACGTACCAGAGCGGCGAACACTGTGTCGCCTTGGTCTTCTCGACGCAGAACCAGCCGCCCCAAGCTTTACCAGTTTTAGCTTCTCCAGTCTTAAAGATCCGATGTCCATGGCTGCACTGTGGAGCTTCTGGAATTAGTTCTCCGCCCAGCTGCTTAGCGATCTCGTCCATCGATGATCCAAGGCTAGGAATGCCGCTCTGCTCGGCTTCTTCTGCCGTCTTATAGCTTGGCACTTCGCCGAACTTGACTGTCCAAGGGTCGTAATCGTCTGCCGTTGAGTTGGCTACCTTCGCGCTGATCGTTTCGACCTTCTCCATGTCCTGACGAGTCGGACGTTTATCTGCTCCCAGTAGTAAACCGATAGCTCTACCGATCGCCGATGTAACAGTGTCCTCGACGAAGAACTTCTTCATGTTGACGTTATAAGTCGCCACGTTACCGAATGCGTAATCTGTAGCCGATGGGTTAACGTCTTCGTATTCGCGGAAGATCATCGCTTGGATAAGGACATAACCCTTCTCGGCGTTAAAGTCCACGATGTTCGTCTGGACTCTAGCTGTAGGGTGTGTAGCCCATAAGCGGGCAATTCTGGCCGCTACGTCTTCGTAATTGTCTAAGAAACTCATTAGCGCACGTCCTTAGCTGCGTGACGTGATACAGCTCGACCGCGCTTAAAGCCTTCTCGCTGGCCTTCTTTATAACCGACTGAGTAGCTCATGGCTGCCCATAAGATCCCAGCTATTAGCATCATTACAATAATCGATAATTCGTTCATTACTTGCTCCCGATACTGGGAGCGACGTTCGCGCTCCCGATGTAAAGAGTGAAGCAAGAATGCGTCTAGGTCAAGATTCCCGCTTATCTGTCGGCGTGTCGATTGGTGTTTTTGGCTTGGACTTTAATCCATTACCAGCTAGAACTCCGCCGAGTGATCCAGTTAAAAAGATCGCTAAAGTCTTTAGAAGATCGATAAAGGCCGCGTCGTTCGGAGCTTGATTACCGATCGGCTGAGTGACGAAGATAAGCGCGTAAGTAATTCCAAGGGTAACGATCAAGAAGACCGCCGCCAAGGTCGATCCGATTATGAGAATGAGAGTCGCGTGGACTTCTTCTGGGCTACGGCGTCGAGCTGGGCTGTGGAGCTTCTTCTCCAAGGACGTCGCTAGTGCATGTTCCAGTAGGGATACACTGCGGCTCTTGACATTCTGGCTTTTGCCAGTTCTCGTATTCTTGGCATTCATAGCGAACCCAACCCTGATAACCACAAGCGGAAAGCCCGACCGAAAGGACTAAGGCCAGACTTCCCGCGAGTAGTTTCCGAGTCACTTCCCCTGTAACCCGAAAGCTGAATCTTTAGGATTTAGCCAGCGTAGGACTACAGGTAGAACAGCGGCTAAGCCAGCCATTCCGATAGCTTTAGGATCTGTTACGCCCGCCATGTAAACCGCAATTCCCGCAGCTAAGAAGCTACGCGCCCAGCTTGCGAGTAACGCTTTTAAGTTTTCCATCTTTCTTCTCCTTGATCTTCGGCTTCGCTGCCGATTGGATAGGTACTTCGACGACTGGATAATCGCCAGCGTAGGCCACGAACTTAGGGCGTCCGAAGCCTACGATCTCTTTACCGCTCCCGAATGCCCGCTCTTTAATCATGACCATTCCGCCGTTACGTTGATCGCCAGTTCCCGAAGTGTTTCCCTCGATGGTAATTACTGACTTCGACTTAACTCCTACGACGATTCCGATGTGGCTAATACGATCGACGCCATCATGCGGAAAGTCCATGAACGCAAGATCGCCGATCTTAGGCTCTACCGTTACGAAGCGGCTTACTTCTTTAAGTTTATGCGCGCCCGCAGCTGTAGAGACCATCGATGGAATCTTTACGCCCGCTTCATGGAAGCACCAATTAACGAACGATCCGCACCATGGCAGACCGTCGGCCTTAGTAAACTTTCCGTACTTCGTTAAGTTATCGCCTTCTTCGACTGTACCGACTTCGGCCAGTGCTACTTCTACGACGGCCGCAGCTGTTCCGACTGGGTACTTCATTCGGCCGCTACGATCGGTGTGGATTGTTCCGCTTGACGGCGGTCGTATTCTGACTTAGGCATTGAAGTAAAAGTTTCGTTGCCGTGGTCAATAATTGCGTGGGTTTCTTTGCCTGACATTGTTTCAACTTCAATAAATGTTACTTTGTCCATTTTTACAACTCCGCACTCAATCCGAGGTAGCCAGCAGTATTATTATTGTTCAACAAAATGTATGGTCTATAAATTGTAAGCCCAGACGCAACAGTTGCCTGAACAGTAGTAGTTCTATTATTACTATTTGCGATAGTGACATTTGTTACGGCAGTAACATTTACTTGGTCATAAAGTGCCAAAGTTGAGAAATCTACTGATGAAGGATTTGTGCGAAGTGGCACAGGATTATTCACCACTATGTAAGAAGTTGTAGTTGTTTCGCCTGATCCTGTTCCGTGTGCTGCATAAATGCTTGCACCACTTGAACGGAAATAATACCTCTGGCAAGCGGCTAATTCTCCTTGAAGTGTTGCTGCGTATGTATGAAATGGTGTTGCTACTGAACCCACTTCCATTTGCACGCCTGTTACCTCAAAGTAATCGTTAGCCCCAGCAGTACCAACGCCGCTATAATTAAAGTTGAGAGCAATTTCGGTTGCGGTTGCGCCGACTGTTCCTGAGATGGTAAATCGTTGCCAAGTCGTTGTTAATGTTACAGATGTAGTTGCTGAAATGTTTGTTTGACCTGTGTAGCCTGCCAAGTAAAGATTTTGATCTGTTCCTGTTCCCCATACCCATTGAGTACCTAATAGGCTTGAAGTAGCAGAATAGTTAGCACCTGCGCGAGCATAGAAAGAAAGAGTTACTGTCTTACCCGCAAAAGGAATTGAATTGACGGACTCAAAACATTGTTGCAAGTTTCGCGCAGCCGTTGATGTATTGCCTGAGTCGCGTTGTACTCTGGCGCAATACTGAATAAATGGCAGGTTTGTAGTGTCGTTTGTTGCCTGTCGGCTAACAGTTAGACCAGCAGTAAATGCCGCTGAGATTGCTTGCCAGCGGTCTGCTGTGTAAGCCGCTGAACCTGATACAGCAAAAGAAGTTCCGCGCTGCCATACTTGAAAGGCTGAATTTAGAAATGGGTTCTGTTGTACAGGTGCTTGATAGCGCAAACCTGTTGAAGTGGAACTATCTGCTACGAGAGTTTCCCCATTGGCTCCGACAGCTAGGCGAGCCGGTGTATCGGCTGCACTTGCAGCGATGAGATCGCCCTTAGCGTCGACGATAGCGTTCTGAATAGCGTTTGAGTCGTCCTGAGCTACCCATGAATAATCTAGATCTGTGTTAGAAGCTTTCGCTAATACCTGTCCAGTCGTTCCGCCTTTTAGATCGACTAGAGCGGTGTCGATGTCCTGACCAAGAGCTGCGATCGCCGTCGCGCCGTCCTTAACCAAGTCGGTCGACTGTGGAATGTCCCAGCCGAAGTTAGTCGTAGTAGTTGCCATGTTATGCCACCGATCCGATCGCGTCTTCCCACGTTAATGTTGGGCTGATTGTATTCCAATACTCTGCCGCTGACACTTGATTCCATCGGAGTGTCACTTGCGAGAACTCCAGCGGCGAAGCGTTTATCGTAATGAATAGCGAGTTATAACTGGCCCTGAAAGACCAGCCTTCGACGTAACCCTCGAAGACAGTGTCGACGATGTTAGGCGGAAGATCTGTAACGCGTAGCGGCATTCCCATAAAGATCTTTAGGAGTGCGTCGCGGTCTGCGTCGTCGATGTCTGGCGAAGCTATAGGGAACTCGATCGAATCGAAGAATGCGCGTGGATAGGCTTTAAGCTGTAGACGACGAGCTAGAGCCAGAATCGCGTCCGCTGTCTTCTCGATGTTTGTGTCCCAGATTTCGGCAAACTTACCGTATTCCGAAATAGACGCGGCTTGGCTATCCGTGAGCGTCGAACCGTTCTTATAGTTAATCGTAATAAAGTTTCGGACGTCACCGCTTCGGGTTACTGACTTTAAGCCGACGCCGATTCCCTGAGTCGCTGAGATTTCGGTATAGCCATTAGCTGCGAGATAAGTCTGTCGATGTAATGCGTCAGCATAGCCGATTCGGCCTGATCCGTCCTCGAAGAGATAGCCAAGTCCTGATTCTGCGATCTGACTGGCTAACGTGTAGCTAGATACTGGATCGGCTGGACGATGAACCATTTCGTATTGTCCAGGCTGATCGATTTCGCCTAGTCCTACATTCTCCGCGTTAGCCCATGTCGTCGTCGGATCGTACTGATACCAAGCTAAAGCGGGAGCTACTTCATTCCAGTTATTAAGAAGTAAATCGGAAAGAATGTCGTAAATCTGAGTTCCATCGTAGGCTTTAGGGAGATTAAGTTCCCAGTTAGCGCGAGCTAATTTAGAGAGTGCGCCCAGTGCTGTAATGCGGGCAGAAGTAACGTAGTCCGTCGATCCAGCTGACACGACGCTTATTTCGATGTCGCTGATAAAGCCGCCATAAAGATCGACGTAAACTCCAGTCGAATCTTTAATGGAAATAAGAATCTCATTACCTACTGTAAAAGGATAAGAAGTGTTCTGTAGGTTAATTAGTTCGATGTAGCAATAGCCCGCGACTGGCTGCTCATAAACAGAAGTTCGGCCGCTAGTGATCTGAACGCTGGCCAGTGTGACTTCTTGATAATCGACGCCACCGATTAAGACGCGCCATTCTGGATTCCATAGCGTCACGCGAACGCACCCGATCCAAGAGTTCCGCGATAGCTCGAATTATTAAGAACGTTAATAATCGCTCGGGCTGTACCTTCTGGGTCGATCGCGCCGTTGACAGTTAAGTTAATGACTGAACCGCGACCGCCGCCAAGTGCGTGATTCGGAGTAATCATTCCGCTACGGCTTGGCGTAAACAGTTCTGGGCCTTGCTCGCCGACGATGTAAGAAGTTCCCGAAGTTACTGGGCCACCCGCAGCCTTAAATCCGCCGAAGACCTTATCGATAAGACCACCGATTCCAGCGACGACGGGATTATCTTTAATAAGCTGGATAAACTGTTTTACCTTCGTAATCATGTCTCCAAGGAAGTCGACTACCTTAGACACGCCAGTAATGACGCCAGAGATAGCCGTTCCGAGAACCTCGAACGCTACTCGAAGAATAGTTCCGATAGCTGGCCCCATGGTGTCGCGGACGAATGTAGCGACTGACTTAAAGAGCGAGAATAGCGGCGCGAGATCGTCCGCGTTACCGTTAATGGAGTTTCTTACTTTATTAAATGCTGAGAATAAACCATCTAAAGCTGGCCCGAAGACAGAAGCGAAGAACGGAGCTACGAAGTCTTTCATAAAGTTATAGAGAGCCTTAAATGCTGGAATAACGAAATCGTTAAGAACTACTTTAATGTTATTAAATGGGCCTTGGAGATCTTTACCGATTGAGTCGGCCATCGATGAAAGAGCTGGAATAACTTTATCGACGAAAGTCGTAACGAGCGGAGTAAGCGCGTCCAGTACGAAAGAGCCTACGGTCTCTTTACCTTCATCGAATGCGATGTTAAGTCGATCTAACTTTCCTTGGAAAGTGTCGGCCTTGACGGAAGCCTGATTCTCGAAAGTATCGGCGAGCTTCTTGGTAATCTCGTCCATCGAAAGAGTTTTTAACTGAGCAGCTGAAAGTCCTACGCCTAACTTACCGAGCGCGGTAGTGCTGCCTTCTGTAGCCTTGCCAAGCGCATTAGTGACCGCTTCTAAACTCTTACCGCTACCCGCGCTTATGTCCAGAGCTAGAGCTTGGAGTTTCTGCGCCTTCTCTACGTCGCCAGTAGCGCGAGCTAATCTTTCCAGCGATGGGCGAAGTTCGTCGTCTGTAACGCCGAACGCCAGCGACGTTTTAGTTATGTAACCCTCGGTCGCCTTGATCTGGGCATTCGTCGCGCCTGTAACGTTTTTTAGAGTTAAAGCAAGTTTCTCCTGAGCGGCTGCGTCTGCGATCGCTGACTTAACGCCATCGACGAGAAGCTTTCCCGCGTAGGCTGCGGCTGCGACTGTGGCAGCTGCGAAAGCGGCAGCGGCTACCTTGCCGAACTTGCCGATCTTGTCTGAGAAGCCTTCGACTTCTTTCTGCGCGCCTTTAACGCCCTTTTTTAATTCGTCGAAGTCGGCGTCGAAAGTTATCTTTACTTTTGGAATGCCAGCCATTAGTCGAGACCCACTTTCTTAATTATCGCCTGAACTATGTCTATGTATTCTTTCGCGACGATTGGCGTGTAATAGTCAACAGCTGGAGAGATCCAGTAGCCGCGCTTATTGCGCGGGGCCTTAAATCGATCAGTGTAAGCGCGACCCAGTGAGTCCGTACCGCGTCCGCCGCCGAACTCTGTTCCCCAGAGAAGTGCGCCCGCTGGAGCTGCGCCCTGTCGGACTTTATTACCTTTACCGCTCTTAGAAGCTTCTCCGCCGTACTTGCGACCGACCTTCTTAGGGCCACCGATGTCGACGCGAATAAGACGATCGCGTTTAGCTGTAATCGTCTGAGCTACGAGCTTAGTCTGTGGAGCTGGCGCACCGTTCGCGCTCATCATGAGCTGGCCCGCCAGACGCTTCGATAGTGGAAGAGCTGCGTCGCGGATCTCGTTTTGTGTTTCTTTATCGAGAAGATTAAGAGTCTGGATCAAGTTTTTAAGCGCGGCTGGCTCGACTTCGATCGAGTAGACACCCTTCTTACTTGCCATTCCGTTTCTCCAGTATCTCTAACGCCGTTAAGATCTGCTCCGCCGTCTGCCACTCGCTCATCGGGATTTGAGTCGCGATAGAGAGTTCGACGATTAGTCGATTTAGGCTTCCGACGGGATA